CTTTGTCCGTGGGCTGATTTGCGAGAAGGCCAGATACGCCACAGGCACGGGCATCCGCCCGCAGGCCCGAAGCGGCGACGAAGCATGGGACAACGCCGCCGAAACTTTCTTTGAACAATGGAGCCGCGTGGCCGACATCCAAGGCCGATACACTTGGCGCGAGATGCAGCGCATTGCCTCGGTTGCCATCGACCGCGACGGCGAGGTTTTCTTCCGCGCCACGGCACAAAGCACTGGGTATCCCGCGTTGCAACTCATCCTTGCCCACCGCATCGGCGATGCCCGCTCTTCGATCTACGAGCCGAGCAACCCGACCGCCCGCGAAGGCGCGCAGAACATCATCGACGGCGTGGTGGTCAATCCGCAGCTACGCCCGATCTTCTACCGCCATCTGGTCGGCGATGGCGTTGACCCCGCGCAGCGTTTTGAGGACATCCCCGCGCAGCAACTCATCCACGTTGGCGAGGCCAGCCAAGGCGACGAGCTCCGCTACGTCACGCCTCTCGCCCCGTCCATCAACCACCTCCGCGATGTGTCGGACGCCATCTCGTTTGAAAAAATGGCGCTCAAAATTTCCTCCTATATCGCTCTCGCCATCAAGTCGAGCAACCCGCAGGGGGCCGATTTCTTTGGCGAGGCGACCCACTCCGTCAACAGCCAAGACAACAGCGAAGTCACCGTCGAAAGCCTCGGCAACGCAGGCGGCGCCATCCCGCGCCTCGGCATGGGCGAGGACTTGATCTCGTGGACATCGAACCGCCCCACACAAAACTTCCGCGACTTCTGCGATCTTCTCCTCCGCGAAGTCTGCCTCAACATCGGCGTGCCGTGGGAATTTGCCGCACGTCCTGCCGATGCGGGTGGCGCGGCCCTGCGCGCCGTGCTCGTCCGAGCGCAACGCACCTTTGAGCAACGCCAAGCCCTGCTGATCGACCGCCTCTGCTCCCGCGTTTGGGCCCACGTTATCAGCTTGGGTATGCAGCGCGGCCTCCTTCCGCAGAACGAAAATTGGTGGCGCGTCGAATGGCAGCGCCCGGCGGCTGCATCCGTGGACTACGGACGCGAAGCGCAAGCCAATCTCAACGATGTCCGCGCGGGCCTTCGCACCTACGCCGAAGACTACAGCGAGCGCGGCCTTGAGTGGAAAGACCAGCTTCGCCAGCGCGCCGTCGAGGCCAAGTATCTCGCCGACTTGTCCGCCGAGTTTGGCATCAGCGCCGACAGCATCGCCACCTTCAATCCCAACCCTGCACCGCCGACAAACAACGGCGAGGCATTGACACCGCAGCAAGCGCAATGAACGCGCGCCACTGGTATGCAATTCAACAGACCGCAGACGGCGAAGCCGAAGTGTCCATTTATGATGAGATCGGTTTTGGTGGCGTCACCGCAAAATCCTTTCTTGCCGAACTCAAAAAACTTTCCGGCCAGCGTGTTCACCTCCGCATCAATTCTGTCGGCGGATCAGTTGTCGAAGGAGCCGCAATCTACAACGCGCTACGTCGGCACAAAGGCGGCTTAGTCGTTCACATTGATGCACTTGCAGCCTCGATGGCCTCGGTCATCGCTATGGCTGGCGACGAGACACTGATTGCCGACAACGCGCTCGTCATGATCCACAACCCGTGGGGCATGACGATGGGCGATGCCGACGAACTCCGCAAAGAAGCCGACATCCTCGACAAGCTCAAGGCCACGCTGGTCAACGCTTACGTCCGCAAGACCGGGATGGAAGCCGAGCAAGTCGCGCAAATGATGGATGACGAAACGTGGCTCGATGCCACCGAAGCCGTGGCCCTCGGTTTTGCCGACGCCATCGAAGACGGCATCGAAGCCGCCGCCTCCATCACCCCCGAAGCCGCCCGCGCGCGCTTTGACACTTTCCAAAACTCTATGGCCCGCAAAACGACCAAAACCATCAAAGCCGAAGAAGCTGCTCCCGCCGAAGTTGTCGCGGAGCCCATTGTCGAAGCCCCCGTCGCAGACGAGGCGGTTGACACTTCCTCGGAAGATAACATGAACGCCGAACTTCAAGCGAAGGTTGACGCCCTCCAGGCCGACCTCGCCGCCAAAGTCGAAGCCGAAACCGTCCGCGCGCAAGCCGACGAAGTGACGGCCAAGGAACTTGAAACCCTCAAAGCCGAAGTCGAGCGCCTGACCGCCGAGTCGGCCAGCAAGGACGAGGAGATCACCGCGCTGCTCGCGGCCTCTAAAAGTGCTGGCGAACAGGCTGCTGCAATTGTCGCTTCTGTTGGCCTTGAGCCCGTGGCTGTCATGCAGGCCGAGCCCGAACTGACGCCCGCGCAAATCTTCAACAATCTTTCTGGCGCCGAAGCCGTCGAATACTACCGCAACAACAAGCGGGAGATCATGGCCTCCGTCTACTAATCTTATGGCAACCATCAACTCAGCCCTAAACGACAAGCTCATCGCGCAAGCCGCGCTTGAGTCTTTCACCGCTGACCTCGAGCCGCTCTCGATCTTCACGACCTCGTATTCCAACGAAGTTGTGCGTCGTGGCGCGTCCGTCGAGGTTCCGCTCATCGCCAACCTCACCGCGACCACCTTCGCTGACTCATACGAGGCAGACGGCGGCACGATGAACAAGGTCACGATCAACGTGGACACCCACCGCATCGTCACCGTTTCGCTGTCCGACACCGAGTATTCCAAATCCTCGGCTGCGGAGATCACGAAGTTCGCCACCCAGCAGGGCAAAGCCCTCGCGCAGTCGGTGCTGACTTCCTTCTACAATTTGTTTGTCACCACGGCTGGCAGCGCCGCGCAGTTCAGCGCCACGCTCACCAACCTCTCGGCCTTCACGATCACCAACGCCCGCGCCCTCCGCAAAGCGTTGAGCGACGAGAAAGCCCCGTTGACCGACCGCGCCCTCATCCTCAACACCACCCTCTACGACAGCCTCCTGTCCCAGAGCGGCCTGTTGGATGCCAGCGCCTTCGGTTCCCGTGACGTGATCTCGGAAGGCCGCGTGCCACGCATCTTGGGCATGAACGCTTACGAGTCGCTCATCTTGCCGACCAACAGCATCAGCCTGGCTGCTATGGCCGTTCACCCGAACGCCGCCGCCATTGCCGTCCGCGCCCTTGAGCCGCAGGCGCCCAGCGAGTATCTCGCCGCGACCGTGGTCAACGATCCGCAGAGCGGCCTGACGCTCGGCTATCGCCGCCACTACAATCCGTCCAGTGGCAAGCACTACGTCTCGTTCGAGTGCGTCTTCGGATGCAGCCGCGCGATCACGGGCGCAGCGAAGCTCGCTCTCGGAGCCTAAGCCTCCATCTCATACGCAAAACGGAGCCCCCGGCCAACGCCGGGGGTTTCTGTTTGTTGACAAACCATCTCTCGCCGAGATGGAGAAAATCAGCCCGCGCGAGCAGATCGCGCTTTGCGTCATTGTCGGCAACGAACCCAAGCGGCTTGACCGTTGCTTGACTCAATTTGCCCAAGCCGTCAGCGAGATGGTCGTAGTCCACGCCACCGGGGCCGAAGCCAAGAGCATCAAGATTGCCGAAGTGTGCCAGAAGCACGGGGCCAAATATGATGTCTATGCCAACGCCCCCGGCAACGAATGGCCGCACGTCGATGATTTCGGGGCCGCGCGGCAGCAATCCTTCGACCTCGCCACAAAGCCCTGGGCGCTGTGGGTGGACGCGGACGATACGCCAGGGCCAAACTTCGCACCCGCCCTGCACGAACTCCTTGAAAAGCACGGCGAGAACTTCGACGCCTTCGCCCTGTTCCACAATGTCGCCGGGCGCGGCATCGCCCACAATATCCGCGAGCGCCTCGTCCGCCGCGACAAAGGCAAGTGGGTCAACCGCATCCACGAGAATTTCCAACTCGGCGCCGACGCCCGCATTGCCAAGTGCGACGAGCCGACCGTGATCCATTTGCCCGACGATGAGCCCAAGCAGGGCAGCAACCGCAACCTGACGATTCTCGAAAGCATCCCCGAAGCCGAGCGCACCGTTTCCGAGATTTACCATCTGCATGGCGAATACATGGGGCAGGGGCGCAAGGCCGAAGCGATGGAGTTAGCCAAGAAGGCGCTGGCCCATCCCGACCTTAAAAGCACCGAACGCTACGAGCTTTGCCTCAACATCTGCGAACTCGCCCGCCCCGAAATCCTGCAAACCGACTCGCCCGAATACAAAGCCATGATGACGGCGCTCCATAGCGCCTACAAAACGCAGCCCAACCGCCGCGAAGCCTTGGCCCTGCTCGGCGCCATGCACCTCGACCTCGGCGACATGGTGAGCGCCGAAGCCTATATCCGCGCCATGATGGCCCTTCCGCGCCCGGTGGATAAACCGTGGACGCACCGCGACGGCCTCTACGGCTGGGCAGGGGAAGCCTTGTGGACGCAATGGCTTCGCATGGCCGGGCAGCAAGACAAGGCCGACGAGATCGAGAGCGCCCGCATCAAAGGCCACAAATACAGCATCAGCGTTTGCCACCCGACACGCGCCCGCGCCCATCAAGCGGCCATGACGCGCAAACGCTGGCTCGATGCCGCCGCCAACCCGGAGCGCATCGAATACATCTTTGGCTTCAGCGCCGATGACGAGGAATCGGTCGGCCTGCTCTCGCGCTTCCGCCACGCGCTTTCACCCGCTGGCAACCTTGAGCGCCCCGGCGGCACCGCCGTCCAGAACTACAACGCCGCCACCAACGCGGCCACGGGGCAGATTATCATTACTGCACAGGATGACGTTTTCCCGATGCTCCACTGGGATTTGGCGATTGAGGAAGCCCTGCGCGCCAAGGTGGACGCACGCCAGCCCGCCGTCCTGCAAATCAAAGACGGCTACCGCAACGACGATCTCATGGTCACGTTTTGCCTCACGCGCCCCACGTTCAAGCGACTCGGCTACGGCGCGCAGAACATCTTGGCCCCGGACTATCCCGGCATTTTCAGCGACACCGAGTTTTCCCTGCGCGCAGGCAAAA